GACCACACCACAAATCTCAGTAATACCAAAGTATGCCAATTAAAAATAAAAAACCGTGTACAATCCCCACTGTACCCCCATGGAGAAGTAGTGTGGAAAATAAAATATTCGGACGTTTGACCGTCCTGAGCTTGCATAGTGCCGACCGTCACTACAACAAGCGATGGCTGTGTCGGTGCGTTTGTGGCACCACAACAGTGGTTCTTGGGTGCAAACTAAGAAGCGGTAATACGCAGTCGTGCGGGTGCTACCAGAACGAATTTCGTTCGGCTTTAGTGGCTACGGCAGATGCGGAGCGCCGGGCATACACGCACAGCTCATATAAGGCCATGATGGCGAGGTGTTACAACCCCAAATCCCCGGCGTACCCAAAGTATGGGGCGATAGGTGTTGCTGTCTGTGACCGCTGGCGTTTTGGAAAGAACGGTAAAACGGGATGGCTTTGCTTTTTTGAAGATATGGGGGCCAGAGCGCACGGACTGTCTATTGACCGCAAAAATAACGAACTAGGCTACTCCCCGGATAACTGCCGCTGGGCAACAAGGGCGGAGCAGCAAGCTAATCGCCGACGTGTTGGGCGGTTACCAAAAACAACTTCGCCCCACAGAACACACCCCCTTCCCCAAATTTGACCCCCACCCTAAAAATTTTATAAAAATCCAAAAAACCCCTTGTCTAATGTTAGACAAGCACAGATAAAAAAAAGGGCCCCGGGGATGAGCCGGGGCCTTGAACAGGAGAGGAGGAAATGACTTTCCTTTCCCGAGGAGAAGCAGATGTCTTGCAACAACCGCCGAAGTAAGTGTATAGTGACACGCATCGGTAAGCAAGGCACAACGCCAAAACCCGCACATGCTTGAACACTTAATTAGTGAAGACCTAGACCCGGTAATCTCCGAGGGCCCCCCTGTGGGCTTCGTGCCGTTGGAGAAAGTATCACCAGAGAATCTGATCGACGCCCAGTCAGAAACAGCGGAGTGGTTAAATTCTTTGGGTCTGACCGACGAGAAAGTTCAAGACCAAGCAGCTACCACGACCGCACGGGCAGCCTTCGCAGCCATCACAACCGGCACCACGCCCGGTAATATCCAAAACGCCCTGACCTCCATGAAGACGCCAGCCGCAGTGCAGCGTCTGGTGGGGATGCTTACCGCCTACGACTGGGAGTTCGTGGAACAGGCCAAAAACCTGAGAGGATATACAGTAGCTAAGCTACTGGAAGAAACCGAGAATCCCAACGCTAATATTAGGCTCAAGGCTCTGGGGCTCCTTGGTAAGGTTACCGAGGTTGGGCTGTTCACGGACAAGATTGAGGTTAAGAAGACTGAGATGTCCGACGACGAGATTGAGACGCGGATTAAAGAAAAGCTCAACCGGTTCATGGGCGTGGTCGATGTGTTGGATGTTACAGACACTGTGGAACTCCAAGAAAAACAAATCGAAATCGCAGAAAAACAAATCGAAATCGCAGAAAAACAAATAGAAACCGCAGAAAAACAAATCGATGCAGCTCAGTAGCATCACGACGCTCACTAAAACCGAGCTGGAAGCCCTGCACAAGGCGCTGCCATACTTGAATGCTAAGGAAAAATCCGAACTGCTGGCCGACTTGGAGGTCAGAGAGCGCCGCGCCCGTCTGCAGGCAGCGCAAGGAAACATGTTGGGGTTCGCCACAGCGGTCTACCCGGGCTTTAAGGTCGGCCCCCACCATAGGAAGCTGGCAAAAATCTTCACGGACGTGATCGAGGGGCGCAAAAAGCGCGTCATTATCAATATTGCACCCCGTATGGGTAAGTCTGAGTTTAGTTCTTACCTGTTCCCCGCTTATTTTTTAGGCAAGTATCCGGAGAAAAAAATTATCATGGGTACGCACACGGCGGGTCTGTCGGAAGACTTTGGCCGTCGCATCAGGAACCTGATCGACTCAGAGGAGTATGGTGAAATCTTCCCCGCTACGGTTGTAGCGGATGATCAAAAAGCTGCAGGCAAGTGGTCTACGGCTGCTGGGGGTCAATATTACGCCGCCGGTGTGGGTGGCGCTCTTGCTGGACGGGGTGCAGACCTGTTCGTTATCGATGACCCACACAGCGAACAAGATGTAAAGACCAACAGCCGCCTTGCTTTCGACACAGCGTGGAGTTGGTTCCAGACCGGACCGCTGCAGCGTCTGATGCCGGGGGGCGCGATCATTATCATCATGACGCGCTGGTCGCTTCTTGACCTCACGGGTCGTTTGCTGGACTACCAGATCAAAAACCCCGAGGCCATTCCTTGGGAGTTGGTGGAACTGCCTGCCATTCTTAATGAGGGCGAGGAGACCGAGAAGAGCCTGTGGCCTGAGCAGTGGTCACTGGAGCTTTTAAAGTCCACCAAGGCCAGCATCGACCCCCGGTACTGGAACGCCCAGTACATGCAGCAGCCAACGGCTGAGTCCAGCGCAGTCATATCCCGCAAACACTGGCGCATCTGGGAAAAAGACGATCCTCCCTCGTGTGACTACGTGATCCAGTCGTGGGACACGGCGTTTGAGACAAAAACAACCTCGGACTACTCCGCCTGTACAACGTGGGGCGTGTTCTATAACGAGGAAGAGGGCAACAGCCCCCAGATCGTCCTGCTGGACGCATTTAAAGACCGTATGGCGTTCCCAGAACTGAAAACAGTAGCGCTTAGGCACTACAAAGAGTGGACTCCTGACGCGTTTATTGTGGAAAAGAAGGCTGCTGGGGCCCCTTTGATCCAAGAACTTCGCCAGATGGGCATTCCAGTTTCCGAGTTCAGCCCTAGCCGGGGCAACGACAAGATGGTGCGTGTGAACGCAGTTGCGGATTTGTTCACATCCGGTAAAGTCTGGGCACCTGACACGCGCTGGGCGCGGGAAGTAATTGAAGAAGTGGCTGCGTTCCCGGTCGGCGAGAATGACGACTATGTGGATACAACAACCCAAGCCCTTTTAAGATACAGACAAGGTGGGTTCATCCCATTGGATACGGACGAGCAGGAAGATAAGCTCTTTCGCCAACGCCGTGCAGCGTACTATTGATTTCAAGATTTAAGGATTCTTCATGGCTACCAACATCGACAAAGCGCTGTACCCTGCACCTCAAGGCATCGACGCCCTAGCAGAAGGCGAACCGGACATTGAGATTGAGATCATTGATCCAGAAGAGGTGAACATTGGCGTCGATGGGTTGGAGATTAGCCTGACAAAAGAAGACCCCGCTGAAGGCGGGTTTGATGAAAACTTGGTTGATACCCTCTCCGAGGGGGAAATCCAGCAACTAGTCTCCCAGCTCTCCGCTGATATCGACAACGACAAGGGTAGCCGCAAGGAGTGGGAGAAAACCTACACCGAAGGCTTAAAACTCTTGGGCCTGCAGATGGAGGACCGCACGGAGCCGTGGGATGGCGCTTGTGGTGTGTTCCACCCGATGATCACAGAGGCAGTGGTTAGGTTTCAGGCAGAGACCATCACGGAAACCTTCCCGGCACAGGGCCCGGTGCGTACCAAGATCATTGGTAAAGAGACGGTTGAGGTCAAAGAAGCTGCGGTGCGTGTGCAGTCTGACATGAACTTTGAACTCACGGAGGTGATGAAAGAGTTCCGCCCCGAGCACGAGCGCATGCTGTGGAGCCTCCCGGCCACCGGCTCTGCCTTTAAGAAGGTCTACTATGACCCGTCGCTGGGTCGGCAAGTCTCGATGTTTGTGCCCGCCGAAGACGTTCTGCTTCCCTACGGTACGACAGACCTCGATACCTGCCACCGCCTCACGCACCTGATGCGCAAGAACAAGGACGACATTGTCCGCTTGCAAGAAGCTGGGTTCTATTCGGATGTGGAGCTGGGTGAACCCAGCAAAAATAAAGACGACATCCAGCAAGCCAAGAACAAAGAGACTGGCTTCTCAGACATCAACGACGAGCGGTTCCTGCTATGCGAGAGCCATGCAAATTTGGTCATTGATGGCGATAGCTTTCGCCCGGACGACTCAGCCATTGCGCTGCCGTACGTCGTTACCTTCATTAAGGGCACGAACACCGTTTTGTCGATCCGCCGTAACTGGGAAGAAAAGGACGACTACCACGCCAAGCGCCAGCACTTCGTGCACTACCAGTACATCCCCGGGTTCGGTGCATACGGCTTCGGTCTCTTTCACCTGATCGGTGGCTTTGCAAAGTCCGCTACTTCCTTGATGCGGCAGTTGGTCGATGCCGGTACCCTTAGCAACCTGCCCGGAGGTTTGAAAAGCAGGGGCTTGCGAATTAAGGGCGACGACACCCCCATCGCTCCGGGCGAGTTCCGTGACGTGGACTTGGGCAGCGGCAACATCCGCGACAACATTCTCCCGCTCCCCTACAAGGAACCGTCCAACGTGTTGTTCCAGTTGCTGGGCACCATCGTTGAAGAGGGCCGCAGGTTCGCAGCGACTGCGGATATGAAAATCTCCGACATGTCCGCGCAGGCTCCCGTGGGTACCACCCTCGCCCTGCTGGAGCGCCAGCTTAAAGTCCTCACCGCAGTCCAAGCCCGGGTGCACTTTGCACTGAAACAAGAGCTGGGCCTGCTCAAAGCGATCATTCGCGACTACACGGACGTTGACTACGAGTACACCCCGGAGTACGGCACCAAGCGGGCCAAGCAAGCAGACTACGACTTGGTGGATGTGATCCCGGTCTCGGACCCCAACGCGTCCACAATGTCGCAAAGGGTCGTCCAGTACCAAGCCGTGATCCAGATGGCGCAGATGGCTCCGGACATCTACGACATGCCCCAGTTGCATCGCTCGATGCTAGAAGTCCTTGGGATAAAAAATGCGGAAAAACTAGTTCCGCTGCCCGATGACATGAAACCCACCGACCCTGTGTCGGAGAACATGGCGGTGCTACGCGGCAAGCCCGTTAAGGCGTTCTTGTACCAAGACCATCAGGCGCACATCCAAGTGCATATGGCTGCCATGCAAGACCCGATGCTGATGCAGCTTATTGGGCAGAACCCCAAGGCGCAAATGATGATGGCCGCTATGCAGGCACACATTGCTGAGCACGCTGCATATATGTATCGCCAGAAGGTTGAGCAGCAACTTGGCTTTGCCTTGCCACCGGAAGAAGACAAGCTGCCCCCGCAGATCGAGACTGCGATGTCCACGATGATGGCAAAAGCCGCGCAACAGTTGTTGGCACAGAACCAAGCGCAGGCGGCGCAGCAGCAAGCGCAGCAGCAAGCCCAAGACCCCGTGTTGCAACTGCAGCAACAAGAGATGCAGCTTCGTGCGCAAGAAGTGGCGATCAAAGACAAGAAAGTTCAGATCGACGCTGCCGCCAAGGCCGATGAGTTGGCGCTTAAGGAGAAACAGTTTCAAGCCGACGCTGCCTACAAAGCAGACAAGCTTGAAGCGGATCAGGAGCGTGATGGTGCCCGCATGGGCATCGAGATCGCAAAGAGCAAAGCCCAGACGGCACAACAATCGAGAGGCCCTCGTAACAAATGATTGAAGACTTCGCACGCGTATTGCGCGAACAAATACGTAACGACATGAACAACTACGCCGACGATTTGGCGGGGGGTCAGTGTCGCACTTTCGATGAATATCAAAAACTCTGCGGCGTTATTCAGGGTCTAGCCGTTGCGGAGCGTTATCTACTTGACCTTGCAGAGAAAGCGAAAAATCAAAATGAGTGAACTTATTCTTCCCCCGGGAATTGCACTACCTCCGCAAATCCAACCGACAGGAATGCCGGACGAAGAAGCGGATGCCGAATCAAAAGCCGGAGCACTACCAATCCCCACGGGCTGGAAACTGCTTTGTATTGTTCCCGAGGTCGATAACAAGATCGCAGGTACATCGCTCGACTTGGTTCGTGACTCAGCAACTATGCGTCAAGAAGAACACGCCACAACCGTGTTGTTTGTTTTGCGTGTAGGCCCCGACGCGTACAAAGATGCCGCCAAGTTTCCTAACGGAGCGTGGTGCAAAGAAGGCGACTTTGTTCTCGTGCGTACATATTCCGGTACGCGGTTTAAGATTTTCGGAAAAGAGTTTCGCCTGATCAACGACGATCAGGTCGATGCTGTTGTGCAAGACCCTCGCGGTTTAACCCGCGCTTGAAGGAGTAGATATGGCAGGTGAAAACGACGAGTTCAAGTTCCCCGACGAAGTCGAGGGCAAGAACACAGATAATGAAACTGAGATCGAGATTGAGATTGTTGATGACACTCCCGAACGTGACCGGGGGCGCAAGCCTCTTGACCGTGAAGTAGCTGATCCGACAGACGAAGAGATCGAATCCTACTCTGACAAAGTCAAGAGCCGCATTAAAGAACTGACCCACGCACGTCATGACGAGCGCCGTAAGGCCGAGTCACTCTCGCGTGAACGTCAGGAACTAGAGCGCCTTGCACAACAACTTATCGACGAAAACAAAAGTCTTAAACAGCGATATAATGCTGGGCAAGAAGTTTACGCAACAACCGCTAAAGAAAAAGCGGAGGCAGACCTTGGTTTCGCACGCAAAGCCCTGAAGGATGCTCACGAGGCGTTTGACACGGATGCGATTGTTGCAGCGCAAGAACAGCTTGCAGAAGCTAAGATGCGCTCAGAGTCGATGAAAAACTTTAAGCCAACCCCTTTACAAGAGGATGGATATGAGTTAAAAACTCAACAGAACACCCAACAAGCCGCTAAACCCGACGAAAAGTCCCTGCGCTGGCAGGCCAAAAACCAGTGGTTCGGGCAAGACGGCTTCGAGGAATACACCAGCTACGCACTAGGGCTGCACCAAAAACTAGTCACCGGAGGTACTGACCCCCGCTCTGATGATTACTACGACCACATTGACGGTCGCATGAAGTCGAAGTTTCCCGAGTTATTTGGGAACGATGACAAGCCGAAATCTGGTGAGGTTCAAAAGAAACCTACAACAGTTGTCGCTCCAGCATCCCGTAGTACGGCATCTGGAAAGATACGATTGACAGCAACCCAAGTGGCGCTGGCTAAGAAATTTAACCTAACGCCGCAGCAGTATGCTGCCCAAGTAGCTAAACTGGAGAACCAAAATGGCTGAACCCCGGATTCCTCGTGACCTCGTGTCCCGCGAAAAAAACTCTCGATCAGTGTATGTTCCCCCGAGCGCACTGCCCGATCCGACCCCTGAGCCGGGTTATGTCTACCACTGGGTTGCTACGCATATCCTTGGTCAGGCTGATCCGACAAACGTATCTAAAAAGATGCGTGATAACTGGGTGCCGGTGAAAGCTGTGGATCATCCGGAACTGTTGCTTGCTGGCAATGCTCAAACTGGTAACGTGGAGATTGGCGGTCTTATGCTTTGCAAACAGACTGTTGAACAATACCGAGCCCGTCAGGAGTATTACGCTACGCAAGCTCAGAACCAGATGGAGTCGGTGGATAATCACTTCATGCGAAACAATGACCCGCGTATGCCTCTGTTTGCGGACCGTAAGTCCTCGGCCAGTCGCGGAAGCGGATTTGGTTCTGGTTCAAAGTAATTAGGAGTCCTTAAATGGCATCTACCGCATCTCCCTACGGCCTACGCGCCGTCAACCGTAACGACGGCATGCCCTATGCTGGCGCTACGAGTCAGTTCCTGATTGATCCCGCAGGTACTAACACCAACATCTTCAACGGCCAAGTCGTTTTGATCAACGCCAATGGTTATATCGCCCTGTCTACCGCTACTGGCGCTGACTTGACTACCAACAACCTTGGTGGTTCGAGTCTTGGTGCTATTGGTGTGTTTGTTGGCTGTTCTTACATCAACGCGCAAGGTCAGCAGATTTACGGCCAGTACTACCCCTCCGGCACAACCGGCGTGGTGACTGCATACGTGGTTACTGATGACAGCGTGACATTCCAAGCACAACTGGACGGCGTTGCTGACCAGTCCGATCTCGGTGCAAACACCTTCTTTGCTGCCGTTCAGAGCACCAGCACGGGTTCTACCCAAACTGGTAATTCGACGAGCGCTTTGGAGTCCACCACCCAGACCGCCGCTGCCGCGTTCAAAATCATCGGCTTTGCATCCCCTGTGACTGATGCTTTCCCAGACGTTCTGGTTAAGTTCAATCCCGGCGCACACGCCTTCTCTAACGCCACCGGCATCTAAGGAGTAATTAAAAATGGCTATTTCTCGTGCACAGCTACTTAAAGAACTCCTTCCCGGACTGAACGCTTTGTTTGGTATGGAGTACGCCCGCTACGGTGAAGAGCATAAGGAAATCTACGAGACCGAGAGCTCTGAGCGCTCGTTTGAAGAAGAGACCAAGCTCGCCGGTTTTGGTGCCGCACCTGTCAAGAACGAAGGCTCTGCCATCGCTTACGACAACGCGCAGGAAGCTTTCACTGCTCGCTATACCCACGAAACCATCGCTCTGGGCTTCTCCATCACGGAAGAAGCTGTGGAAGACAACCTGTATGACAGTCTGTCTGCCCGCTACACCAAGGCTCTGGCTCGTGCTATGGCCTTCACTAAGCAAGTTAAAGCTGCTTCCGTTCTGAACAACGGTTTTAGCGGTTCTTACCTTGGTGGTGATGGCGTTTCGCTGTTCGGCGTGAACTCAAGCTCTGCCCGCGTGGGCCATCCGCTGGTTGGCGGTGGTCAGAACTACAACAGCCCGACCGTTGGTGTTGATCTGAACGAAACCTCGCTGGAAAACGCCACGATTCAAATCGCTGCGTGGACCGATGAGCGTGGACTGCTGATCGCTGCCAAGCCAGTCAAGCTGGTGGTTCCCCCGGCACTGATGTTCTCGTCCAAGCGTCTGCTGGACACCGAACTGCGTGTTGCTACTGCTGATAACGACATCAACGCGTTGAAGCAAATGGGCACCATCTCCGGCGGTTACTGTGTGAACCACTTCTTGACCGATCCGAACGCATGGTTCTTGACCACCGACGTTCCCAACGGCTTGAAGCACTTTGAGCGTATGGCGCTGGACACCAAAATGGACGGCGACTTCGACACCGGCAACGTCCGCTACAAGGCCCGCGAGCGTTATTCGTTCGGCTGGTCTGATCCCCTCGGCATGTGGGGCTCTTCGGGTTCGACCTGATGAAATTAGAAAAGGGGCCTTGTGCCCCTTTTCTTTTTGAGCTATATTGCTTCAACTCGGATTTCCCCGGGGCGTAAGACTGACCGAGCAGACGACATGCAGACGGACGCCCCATAACTCGCATGTGAGGAATCATCATGGCACAAACTAGCTTCACCGGGCCTGTCGCATCGGCCAATGGCTTTATCGGCGGCACCGCAGCTTCCCCCATCTCCGTTACCACCGCGCAGAACATTAGTTCTTCGTATGGCACCACCTCTGCTACTACGGGCGATACTCGTCTGACGTACAACCGACTGGCTTTCACCTCGACTGGTTCGGGCGAGACCGGACGTTGGCTGACCCAAGTTACGGGCGCTGGCGCAGGTGCCGCAGGTACTGTTAACGGCGGCCACATCTCCCTGAGCATCAACGGTTCTGGCACTATTTCTGGTGCCGGTAACGCCTTGCGCGTGACCTTGGGCGGCACCTCGACCGCTCCCGGCGGCACCCTTGCCGCTTTGCAAGTTGATTCGGACTTCGCTTCTGGCGCAACTTTGCCCGGTACCACCGCGTTTATCCGCGCAACCAACAGCGGCACGGGTTCGATCAGCAACCTGTTCAACCTGCCCGACGCTATGGTGCAGGCAATTGGCGCAACTTCGACCACGCCGACGCAGAAGATTCGTTTTGTTGACTCCGCTGGTGTTGGCTACTTCCTCTACGCAGTGGAAGCTTGATGCAGATAACCAAGGAATTCTTGGAATCTGAGATTGTCAAAATGGAACAGCAACGCAACCACGCTCATGAGGTTGCCGTTGCTTCCCAAGCGGCAATTGATGTTCTTCAGGCAATGACTGCAAGACTGGAACTGCCAGAACCGGAGCAACAAAATGACGATGCAAACTGATGTCAAGTCAGCCCACTTAAATGTGAGCGGGCAAATGGTCGTGAGCCGTGCGCGGCTTAAGGCTCTGATCTCTATGGGCACTGCAACCGCAGGTACGGTGAACTTCTGGGATACGACGACTGCTCCTGTTGCAATCACGTATGGCCGAGCAGGCACGCTTATCACTGTAACGCTGGCGGCTCACGGGCTGTTAACGGGGCAGGTGGTTGGGCTGACTTTCGGGCCAGATGGCTCTTCTCGCGTTGGAACTAACGGCAACTATGTTGTCACAGTCCTAACTTCTAGCACGTACACGGTGACGGACATCAACTCCGGAACCGTTACTGCTGGCACTGCTGGTACGCAGGGAGCTCGATGGTTGATGTCTATGGACACCAACACTGCGTCGGACGTAATCACGCTGCCCATTCCGGGCGAAGGTGTTTTGGCGGTTGATGGTATTTATTGCCAGATGACTAACCAAACCGGCGTCACGATCTTCTATGGCTAAAACACCAGCATGGACCCGCAAAGAAGGCAAGTCGGAGAGGGGCGGCCTCAACGCGAAGGGCCGTGCGTCCTACAACAAGGCCAACCCCGGGAAACCCGGGTTGAAAGCACCGCAACCCGAGGGCGGGTCAAGGCGCGACTCCTTCTGTGCAAGGATGAGTGGGATGAAGAAGAAGCTCACCTCAGCGAAGACCGCGAACGACCCAAACTCCCGGATTAATAAGTCCTTGCGGGCTTGGAAGTGCTAATATGACTGACCACACAGATAGCGTAAAAAACGTGCTTGACTTTGTTGCGGTGTTTACTGCTATTGGTTCGTTTTTGAACTTGCTCAACCCTTTGTTTGTGCTTATCGGTGCAGTCGTGGGTGTCATGCGCATCTATGAAATGTCTACCGGCAAAGAGTTCAGTTCGCTCTGGCGTAAAAAGCGAGACGATGATGCCGAGCACAAGTAAGAAGCAGCATGGGTTTATGGCGGCGGTGGCTAAGAACCCCGCGTTTGCCAAGAAAGTTGGTGTGCCTACAAGTGTGGGCAAAGATTTTCTTAACGCGGACAAGGGCCGCAAATTCAAAGAAGGTGGCGATATGAAAGAGTCCAAAGCTATGGTTGGTAAAGAGATGGCCTTCATGAAAAAGAAGGGCGCTCCCAAGTCCATGATCAAACATGAGATGGGTGAGATGAAGATGGCTAAAGGCAAGCCGTTTGCCAAAGGCGGCGGCATTGAGTCCAAAGGCAAGACCAAGGGCAAGATGGTCACCATGAAGCGCGGCGGCAAAGCCTGTTAATCATGGCTACAAAAAAAGCAAAACGGTTTGACGACGGCGGGGTTGTTGGCAATTCCAACTACCCGTTTGGTCAGGCGCAGGCTGCATCAGCTCCGGCTTCTACTAGCCCCGGCTTGGGCAATACGTCCCCGTTGGTGCAGGTAACTACGCCCGGTGCGCAAGCGCAGGAAGTGGTTGAATCCGCGAAGCCGTTTGGCATGAAAAAAGGCGGTATGACCGCATCCCGTCGTGGTGATGGTGTTGCCCAACGTGGCAAAACTCGCGGAAGGATGGTTTGATATGGCGATTTTTAAGCCTAAACCAATGGCAAAGCCGGTTATTGCACCCAAGCCGATTGCAGCAAAGCCGATTGCAGCAAAACCCGTAATGGGCAACCCTGTTATGCCCGGTATCAAGCCGCTTCCTCCCGGCTCCATTGGGATGCCCGGCGGGCCGGGGGGTAAAACTATGTACAACACGGGGCCAATGCCAATGCCCGGAAATGTTGAGCAAAACTACCGTGGCACTCCCGGTCTTGTAAACGCTACTGCGCCCATTGGTAATATAGCCAGCCGTCTTGCTGGGGGGCCAGCCCCAAGCCAACCTGTCATGGGGAACAAAATCAACACAACGGGGTTTAAAAATATGTCCCCCGCGACTTTGCAATCGGGTATGAAAAAAGGCGGCAAGGTATCCTCCGCTTCATCTCGTGGTGACGGCATCGCTGTTAAAGGCAAGACCAAAGGTAGGATGGTGTAACTATGGCTAAAATTTCCGAAATACTGGCTTCTGGCGTTGGTGGTGTCCTGCCGGTTTTGATGGCCCGAGACTACGAGAAGCAAAAAGCTCAAGAGGCAGCCGCAGCAGAGCGGGATAAAACCGCTTCCGTAGGTAACGTCGGTTCTTCTGGAAACGTCGGCACGGTGAGCAAGATGAAAAATGGCGGTGTCACTCGTGCAGACGGCTGCATAACCAAAGGCCACACTCGTGGCAAGATGGTGTAACCATGAGAGCCAGCCGTGGCATGGGGGACATCAACCCATCTAAAATGCCCAAAGGGGTCAAGAAGCCCCGGCGGGATAACACCGACTTCACGCAGTACGCTGAAGGCGGGAAGGTGAACGCGGCTGGCAATTACACGAAACCTGAACTCAGGAAACGCATAGTCAGTCAGGTCAAGTCCGCAGCCACTCATGGCACCGGGGCAGGACAATGGTCAGCCCGTAAGGCTCAGCTTGTTGCCAAGAAGTACAAGGCAGCAGGTGGGGGGTACCGAGATTGAAAGCGCCGCAGCAGTCATTAAAGGATTGGGGCGACCAAAAATGGAAGACAAAAAGTGGCAAACCGTCTAGTAAAACTGGTGAGCGATACCTTCCAGAAGCTGCGATCAAAAGCCTCAGCCCTGCTGAGTACGCTGCAACGACTCGTGCGAAACGTGCGGGCAAAGCTGCCGGGAAGCAATTCGTAAAGCAGCCCAAGGGCATAGCTAAGAAAACAGCAGGGTTTCGATAATGGCAACCACCTCCGGCGCAAGCAGCTTTAACCTCGACCTCTCTGAGATCGTTGAGGAGGCATTCGAGCGTGCCGGTAGTGAGTTGCGCACGGGCTATGACCTCAAGACCGCTCGTCGGTCGCTGAACCTGTTGTTCGCAGACTGGGCCAACCGTGGCCTGAACATGTGGACTTTTGAGCAGGGCACGATCCCTTTTGTGCAGGGCCAGAACACCTACCCGCTGCCAAACGACACGGTAGACCTGATGGAGCATGTGATCCGTACAGGCGCAGGCAACGCAGCTACCCAAGCCGATCTGTCTATCACACGCATCAGCGTCTCCACCTACGCCACGATCCCCAACAAGCTCCAGCAAGCACGACCCATTCAAATCTGGGTGCAGCGCTATACCGGACAAATCTCCCCCACAGGGCTAACCGTCTCCGGCGGCACCTTGTCAGCCACCAACACGACCGTTACGCTCAGCTCCACCGTGGGTCTTCCCGCTGCTGGGTTTGTCAAGATTGACAACGAGATCATTGGCTACGGAGCGATTAGCGGGAATACCCTAACAAGCTGCGCCCGGGGGCAGGACAACACTACTGCAGCCACGCATACCTCTGGTACGGCGGTTTATTGGGCACAGGTACCCGCCGTTACGGTGTGGCCTACCCCTGATGGCTCCCAGACATACCAACTCGTGTACTGGCGTTTGCGGCGCACCCAAGACATTGGAGATGGCGTGAACGTGGCGGATGTGCCATTCCGGTTTGTGCCGTGCATGGTAGCGGGACTGGCTTACTATCTGGCGCTTAAAATACCCGGTGCGGAAGCACGGCTGTCGGTTCTCAAAGCCCAGTATGACGAGGCTTGGGAGGTTGCCAGCACGGAAGATCGTGAGAAGGCATCCATTCGATTTGTGCCGCGTCGTATGTTTATTGGCGGTGGCTTCTAATGGGCAGTCAGTTTGCTTCAGGCAAAAATGCGATTGCAATGTGTGATCGCTGTGGACAGCGCTATAAGCTGACCGAGCTGAAAACTGAGATTGTTAAAACTAAAAGGTACCAGCTTCTTGTTTGCCCGCAGTGCTGGGACCCTGACCAGCCACAGTTGCAGTTGGGCATGTACCCTGTAGACGATCCGCAGGCTTTGCGCAACCCTCGTCCGGACAGCACATATGTGGTTGCGGGCAGTGGCTCAGACGGATACCTGACGGGGGGTAGCAGAGTTATTCAGTGGGGCTGGGCTCCGGTTGGTGGGTCGAGGTTTTTTGATGCCGACCTAACACCAAATAATTTGGTTTTATCTGTGCAATTGGGTACAGTCACAGTATCCGTTACGTAAGGAGTTGGACATGGACGCAATGAAGAAAGTGGCTAAGACCGAAGTCAAGGCCCACGAGAAACGTATGCACGGTGCTAAAGGTATGCGTGCAGGCGGCAAGACAAACGCCGACATGCTCAAGATGGGTCGAGGTTTGGCAAAGATTGCCAACCAAAAAAGCCCCGGTCGTAAAGGAGCCTAATATGTCTGGAAAAATTACCACCGTGGCAACGCCTGTAGTTGGGCAAATGCCTGTTAAAGAAGCGCTAAAGGCCAACGTGTCTGTGGCAAACGAGCGCAGTAACGAGTACAAGCCCACCAAGACCAGCGGCATTAAAATCCGTGGAACCGGCGCAGCTACCAAGGGCTTGATGGCTCGTGGACCGATGGCCTAAAGATGAACTACACCGCGTTGACTGATGCCATCTGCGATTACACGCAGAACTTTGAATCGGATTTTGTTGCGAACATCCCGGTGTTTGTCCAGCAGGCTGAGCAGCGCATCTTCAACACGGTGCAGTTCCCTTCGATCCGTAAGAACGTCACCGGGTCTGTGTCTGCCAACAACAAATACTTGTCGTGCCCAACTGATTTTCTTTCTGCCTTCTCTATGGCAGTCATTGACGCAGACGGGCGCTTTGAGTACTTGCTGAACAAGGATGTGAACTTCATCCGGCAGGCATACCCAACGCCGACAAGCACGGGTCTTCCTCGTTACTACGCCCTGTTTGGCCCGACGGTAGCAGGTGCAACCATTTCCGATGAGCTGTCGTTTATCCTTGGCCCCACGCCGGATGCAGCCTACAGCGTTGAGTTGCATTACTACTATTATCCAGAGTCGATCTCGGTAGCAGCGTACGGCCAGACTTGGTTGGGCGACAATTTCGATACTGTCTTGCTGTATGGCTCTTTGGTAGAGGCTTATACCTTTATGAAGGGCGAAGCAGACATGCTGGCCCTGTACGACGGCAGATACAAAGAAGCTCTGGCTTTGGCTAAACGTCTGGGTGATGGGTTGGAGCGCAGCGATGCGTACCGCAGTGGACAGTCGCGCGTTGCGCCGCTGCCGCAGAATACCGGGGTGGTCTAATTGGCTTTCACCGGCAACTACTCCTGCAACACGTTGCGTTCGGGCCTTGTCAATGGCACGATCAACTTTGCCTCGGATACGTTCTATCTGGCGCTGTACACCAACTCTGCAACGCTGGATCAAACCACCACCGCGTACACCGTGACTGGTGAGGCATCAGGCGGCAACTATGTTGCAGGCGGTTCTGTTGTTACCGCAACAATCTCTAGCGAAGCTACCTCGGGGGGTAGCGTTACGTACGTCAACTTCTCGTCTCCCGCGTGGACTGGTGTGCTAACGGCGCGTGGCGCGTTGATCTATACGCCCGGTGACAACGGTGCCGTGTGCGTGCTGGACTTTGGCTCGGACAAGACCTCAACCACCTCTTTCACGGTGCAGATGCCAGCTAACACCAGCACCTCTGCGCTTATCCGCCTTGTTTAAGGATCAATCATGCAAAAAGAACTTTCAAATTTTGGCGATCACGCACAGGTGACCATGCAGTCCAATGTGGCTGGCGCTGAGTCTGTCGGTGTTGAGGGCTACTATCATGTGGTCTGCCGCGCTGCTGATGGCAGCATCAAGTGGCAAGATGAGTTCCCCAACTTGGTCAACGCCGTGGGCAAAGAGCTGATGCTGGATACCCTGCTGTCTGGTAGCTCGTACACCACCGTGGGTCCGTTCCTCGGTCTGATCTCTGGCGCAAGCCCGACGTTTGCTGCTGCGGACACCATGACTTCTCACGGTGGCTGGACTGAGTTCGTCAACTACACGGTGGGTGGTTCTGCTGTGCGGGGCACGGCATCGTTTAGCGCGGCCACCTCCACGGGTACTACGCCGACCAACGTGACGACCAAGACTGCCACGGCTATCACCTACACCATCACGGGCGCGGGCGGTACGGTGGGTGGCTGCTTCTTGGTAACCGGCTCTGGCGCGTCTTCGACGCAAAGCAACACCTCGGGCACGCTGTATAGCGCAGGGGCGTTCTCCACAGCCAAAGTTACCACGGCAGGCGACACGGTTAGCGTTACCTACTCGACCACGGCTACGAGTTAATAAAGGAGTCTTAAATGGCTCTGGTCCTCGCAAACCGTGTCCAAGAATCGGCCACGGCGAATACCACTGTAAGCTTTACGCTGACCGGCGCGGTTGCGGGCTTTCAGACGTTTGCTGTCATTGGTGACACCAACACCACCTATTATTCCTCCACAGACACGGCGGGTAACTGGGAGGTTGGTCTTGGCACGTACTCCACGAGCGGCCCCACGCTGACCAGAACGACCATCTACGCCTCCAGCAATACTGGTAGCGCGGTCACCTTCTCTGGTACGGTCAGCGTCTTCGTCACCTACCCGTCGGGCAAGTCGGTCAATCTGGATGGCAGCGGCAACGTCTCTGCGCTGGGGACCGTAGCTTCTGGCACATGGCAGGGATCGACGATTGGCGTGGCGTATGGCGGTACTGGGGTCACGGCATCGTCTGGTGCCAACTCGGTGATGCTGCGCGATGCCAACGAGAACGTCGCGGTTAACCGTTTAAATCAGGCAAACACTTCCACGACGGCTTCGGCAGGCACCACTGCGCTGACAGCGGCTTCGACGTACTCCCAAACCCTCAACGGCACTGGCGGGCATACCTATACGATGCCGGATGCAACCACCTTGACTACCGGGGTGGCGTTTGTATTCAACAACAATGCTACAGGCACCCTGACTTTGCGGGACTACGCCTCGGGGCTTGTTGGGACAATTACTTCGGGCGGTGCGGCTGAGTTGGTGTTACTGGCTAACGGCACGGTTGCGGGTACTTGGGACGTTCATGCGTTCCTGCCTGAGAACGTGACTTGGGGTACGGACGCTCTGTATCTCAACTCAACCATCGTCACCGGCGGTACGTGGAACGGCGGCACCATTCAGCCAGCCTACGGCGGCACGGGTCTGACCACTTTCACGGGCGCGAACAACGCTCTGTATTCCACCGGGGCAACGAGCCTGACTGCGGGAACCTTGCCGATTGTGGCGGGTGGCACGGGTCAAACGACTGCGAATACTGCATTTAATGCACTTGCACCCAGCCAAGGGGGTAACTCAGGCAAGTACCTGACGACGGATGGCACGGACACTTCGTGGGCTACGGTTTCTGGAAGTGGTGCAACGATCTCCAACGATACGAGCACAGCCACTAACGTCTACCCGTTGTTCGCTGCGGCAACTTCTGGCACGCCCAGTACGATTTACACCAGCAACGCCAAGCTGCTCTACAAGCCCAGCACGGGAGATTTGCAGTCCAGCGCGGTCACGGCCAGCAACGGCATCTTTGTAAGCGCAGCGTTGGTTACCAGTTCCTACACGGTGGCCTCGGGCAATAACGCTTCCAGCACAGGCCCACTTGTTGTGGATTCAGGTGTGACGGTGACGGTAGCATCTGGCGGTCGCTGGGTTGTAATCTAAGGGATACACATGAGCCGCATTGCATTTAACGGAAACGCGCTGGGCACCGGCACAGTAACCATTGCCTCGCCCAATACGAACTCCGACAGAACGCTGACTCTGCCGGATGAGACCGGGACGGTGTTATTGAATGGTGGGGCTGCTTCGTTTTCGACCCTGACGGTCAGCAGTAACAACATCTCTGCTGTGAACAGCTTGGGCTTTCGCAACCGCATCATCAACGGCGATATGCGGATCGACCAGCGGAATGCTGGGGCGAGTGGAACTAGTAATGACACCTATGTTGTAGATCGCTGGGCGTATTTTGGTTCACAGGCTTCAAAAGCAACTTGGCAACAAAACGCTGGTTCTATTACTCCGCCCGCAGGATTTTCAAATTACTTTGGTTTTACATCTTCTTCTGCTTATTCAGTAGGGGCATCTGAGCTATTTGTTTTTTCGCAAAAAATCGAAGGTTTTAACACAAGCGATTTAAACTTTGGAACAGCCAACGCCCAGACAGTAACTTTGTCTTTTTGGGTACGTAGTTCTCTGACGGGCACGTTTGGCGGGTATGTAGCAAACTCAGCACAAAACAGAAATTATCCTTTTTCATACACAATTTCATCTTCTAATACTTGGGAGCAAAAGTCAGTAACAATTGCTGGTGATACCACGGGCACTTGGATTGGTGGGACAAACGGTATTGGTATGCGTGTTGGGTTTAGTTTAGGTATAGGCTCAACTAATTCAACAACTGCCAACGCTTGGAACGGCACTGCCAATGCTATTGGAGTTACCGGCGCAACCTCTGTAGTCGGCACCAACGGAGCCACCTTCTACATCACCGGCGTCCAGCTTGAAGCAGGCTCAGTTGCAACGCCGTTTGAGCGCAGGGACTACGGGCGTGAGTTGATCATGTGCCAGCGGTATTGTTTTGTTCCAGCATCAAATTCTCGTTATGTTGGTCAGTGTGACTCAACAACTAGAGCCTTAATCATATATGTGTTTCCACAAACAATGCGATCTGGTCCAGCTGCAACACTAGCATCTGCGGCTACTTATACTGTAACAACTGCCGCTGGCGGGACTGTTGCTGGAACCGCCGTGTCGTTAAGTGGGGGATTTTTAGATAGTGCTCAAATTGGAATAACTGTTGCATCTGGGTTAGTTGCTGGAAATGCAACATTGGTTACAGCAAACGGTACAACCATATTTTCAGCGGAGTTATAAATGTATAAGTTAGAAAAACCAGATACAACCGACAATATTGTCAAAGTTGTTAAAAGACTTGCTGACAACGCCTTCATCCCCTTCGACCCCGCCAACACCGACTACCAGCAGTACCTCGCGTGGCTGGCCGCTGGCAACACGCCGCTGCCTGCTGAGGAATAACCAATGTCCACCATCAACTCCAAGAACGTACAGGTCGGCACATCTAACGTGGCGGCGGAAAACTTCACGCTGTACCAGCCGAGCACCCCGGACGGCACGGTTCGCCTTGGCGTTGGTAACTCTGGTGCCACGACTGCGGATGTGGTGACGGTCAATAGCGCTGGCGTGACGGTTACTGGGTCTGTGGCCGCTACGACCGGCACATTTAGCGGTGCGGTTCAAGCCAGTGGGGTTACGACTAATTTGTACCCATTAGTCTCAGGCACCGCTGTTGCTTCAACCTCGGGCACCAGCATCGATTTCACGAGCATCCCCTCTTGGGTTAAAAATATTACGGTGATGTTTAACGGGGTTAGTGGAAGTGGATCATCTGATTTTTTGTTTCAATTAGGCGATTCTGGCGGTATTGAGACGACAGGCTATTTAGGAGCTGGGTCTGTAGTTGGTGCAAGCGTGACTACCACAAACTACACAGCAGGATTTGGGTTTGCTGGTGGTGGAGTAACAGCAAAAGTTTGGCAAGGTGCAATTCGTTTTGCAAATATTACTGGCAATACTTGGGTTGCTGACGGCGTTTTTGCTCGATCTGATGGAGCTAATACCGCGCTAGTTGCAGGTGGTAAATCGCTTACTGATGTCCTTGACCGCGTCCGCATAACTCATGTCAACGGCACTGATACGTTTGACGCTGGCACTATTAATATTTTCTACGAGTAACCCATGAGCACGATTGCAGTCAACGCCATCAACCCAACGTCTGGTACGCTGACTGTTGGCAGCACGGGGCAGTTTGTCCCTTCTGTAGGTACGACAGGTGAGCGGCCTACACCCGTACAGGGTGGCTTCCGGTTCAACACCACGCTTATCAAGTTTGAGGGCTACAACGGGACCGCGTGGTCTGCTGTGGGTGGTGGGGCTACGGGCGGTGGCAGTGACAACATCTTTATCGAGAACGGCCAGACGGTGACCACGAGCTATAGCATTCCCTCTGGCAGCAACGCCGGTACGTTCGGCCCGGTCAGCATCGACGCAAGCGCAGTAGTGACGGTTCCCTCTGGCTCTGTTTGGACGGTGGTTTAATATGGCTATTACGATGGACGGAACCTCTGGGATTACCACCCCTGCGGTTCAAACCGGCGGGGTTGCTGTTAGCTTGTACCCCCTAGTCTCCGGCACTTCTCAGGCGTCCACCTCTGGCACGAGCATCGACTTCACCAGCATCCCGTCTTGGGTGAAGCGAATCACGGTGATGTTTCAAGGGGTAAGTGGAAGTGGAACAAGTGCCAAATTAGTTCAGATAGGAACTTCAGGAGGAATTGAGGCTACTGGTTATTTATCAACAAGTAGTCTTTTGGGCTCCGCTTCAGGCGTAACCGCAAACTCAACTGCCGGTTTTATATGTAACAGCGCCTCGGCTTCAGAGGTTATTTCCGTAATTTTTACTATTGTAAATATTTCTGGGAATGCTTGGGTAAGTTCTTACACGGGGAAAGTAGCCACAACAACCACTGCTTATGGTGGTGGGGATAAAACGCTTTCAGGGACTCTTGACCGCGTCCGCATCACCACCGTCAACGGCACCGACACCTTCGACGCCGGTTCCATTAACATCTTGTACGAGTAAGCCATGAGCCTGAAACTAAACTCCTCCGGCGGCGGCAGTGTCACTCTGCAAGAGCCAAGCACGGCGAGTAACCTGACGTTGACGCTGCCAGATGCGACGGGCACGGCGGTGATTCAAAACGGCAGCAACAACTTGCTGATGAACTCGGGGTATGGCTCGGATGCTGTGGCCTATGGCTGTAGGGCTTGGGTGAAATTCAACGGCACTGGCACTGTGACGATAAATGGCAGTGGGAACGTGTCTAGCATTACGGATAACGGGACTGGTAACTACACCATAAACTTTACGACCGCAATGCCTGACGACACATATTCTGTTGCTGGATGGGCTTGTGATAATAATAGCGGTGGTAACCAGACTATTGTAAGTGCGTTTGCAAACCACACATATTCTGCATCAGCGTGTCAAATCTATTGCTATGAAACATCTGCCACAATTGATCCAACAAGAGTTTGTGCTACTTTTTTCCGTTAAAGGACAAACATGAGCACTTTAAAAACAAACAACGTGCAGGTAGGCCAGTCGGCCACAGCCACCAACAACTTCACGTTGTATCAGCCAAGCACGCCTGACGGCACGGTGCGTCTTGGCGTTGGTAACTCTGGTGCCACGACTGCGGATGTCGCCAGCTTCAATTCGTCCGGTGTGTTTGCGTTTAACTCGGGATATGGGTCGTCTGCCACCGCCTTTGGCTGTCGTGCTTGGGTGAACTTCAACGGCACGAGTACGGTGGCGATTCGTGCCAGTGGGAATGTAAGTTCGATCACGGATAACGGCACGGGCGACTATACGGTCAACTTCACGACGGCGCTGGCGGATGCAAATTATTCGGCGCAAGTGTGGGCGGCGACTGCTGGCTCAACTGGTGTATTCATCCCAACTCAAAGCTCTACCACTGTTCCAACAACGTCTGCGTTAAGGCTTGTCACTCGAAACGGTTCAGCAACAGCAAACGACTTAGACTACGTTCAAGTCGCCATCTTCCGTTAACAAGGAGCAACCATGAGAATCATTTATCCCACCGACGACGGCGGCGTGGCCGTCATCATTCCTGCTGCCGAGTGCGGCCTGACGATTGAAGAGATCGCAGCCAAAGATGTGCCCGCAGGCAAGCCTTACCAAATCGTGGATGTCGCTGACATCCCGTCTGACCGCACCTTCCGTGGTGCATGGGAGTACGCATGATTTCCGTCAACATCCCCAAGGCAAAAGCCATTGCCCACGATATGCGCCGTGCAGCGCGGGCGGCAGAGTTTGCCCCATACGACGAGGCCATTGCCAAACAAATCCCCGGCCAGATGGAAGGCGCAGAAGCTGCCCGTCAGGTTATCCGGGACAAGTACGTAGCCGTACAAGCCGCGATTGATGCCGCTGCTACCCCGGACGAGATCAAGGCCGCGCTGGCGTAAACATGTTCGGAATTGCAAGCTTCGCCCAGACCTCATTTGCCTCACTGGCAGGGGCAAGCTTTTCCGAATCCGTGACGGAGGCCGTGTCTGCTGCCGACGCTAGTACTCAGTTGTCTGCGTTCCTTCAGTCCATCAGCGAGGCCATTACCGAGAGCGAGATTGAGATCACCGGAGCTGGGCTGTTCTTTGGCACCATCAACGAGAACCTGAACTCCAACGACGCCAGCACGCAGCTATCGGCCTACCTTCAGTCGATTAGCGAGAACTCTAATTTAAACGATACCCCCGTCATCGCAGCCCAGTTTGCCCAGTCGGTTACAGAGAACGTGGACATGGCGGACATCTTGGTGCCATTTTTTGCTGCACTGCAAACCCGGCAAGAGGACATCATTGAGGTGGCCGACGCCAGCGCCCAGCAGTCCACTTTCGGCCAGTCCATCACCGAGAACGCCAACCTGAACGACACCCCGGCTATCACAGCGCAGTTTGCCCAGTCTGTATCTGAGGGTTCTACGCTGGGCGACATTAACGCCATTGCCGCGCAGTTCGCCGCTTCTGTCGCGGAAAACACGACGGTTGCTGATGTCAGCACGATTGTCAACGCATTCTTCCTTGCAATCACGGAGAACTTCTCTCCCGCTGACGCCCCGACGGCAATTCTGGTCTTCACGGTCTCCGTCTTTGAGAATTTAAACAGCGCCTCCATTCAAACGGTTGCGGCTGGGTTCAATGTGGCAGTGGCCGAAAACTCGGTCTTGGCCGACAGCTTTGGCGTGGGCGGCTGGATCAAGATCATCAGCACCCAGAACCCTGACTGGGTCAACATCACCGATACACAGACTCCCGGCTGGGCGGTCCTCAGCAACACGCAGGGTACCGGGTGGACAACCATCGCCACCAGTCAGACCCCCGGCTGGTCCGGCATAGATGACAGCCAGACCCCCGGGTGGCAAAATATCAATAATTCCCAATAAGGAACATCAATGAGCACCTATTCCCCCAGCCTGCGGATCGAACTGATCACGACGGGCGATCAAGCCGGTACGTGGGGTAACACGACCAACATAAACCTTGGGACGCTGCTGGAGTCGGGTATCTGCGGTTACACCTCCGTTTCGGTGATCTCGGCAAACCAAGCTTTCACCGCCCTGAACGGCGCGGCGGATGAAGCACGCCAACAAACCATCGCCCTGACAACTACTACCAGCGCTAACTTTGCGGTCTACGCTCCGCCGGTTGAAAAGACGTACATCATCTATAACGCCAGCGCCTACGTTGCCACACTTTACAACTCCACGGTGATTGGTAACACGACGGCTGCTGGTGCTGGGGTAGCCATTCCTGCGGGCAAGACTATGACGGTCTGGTCTGAGGGCACCAACTTTGCCTTTCAAAATACCTTGTTGGTAGGCAACGTGGTTGGCGATGTGGTTGGCAACTTAACTGGCAACGTGACCGGCAACGTGACTGGCACAGCAACCAATGCCACCAACGCCACCAACATCAACATTAGCGCGACGACAAGTTCGGACACTACGACTTCGCTGGTGCTGGTGGGTGCGCAAGCTACGGGCAACCAACTACCGTTTATTGATAGCGGTTTGGCATATAACGCCAACACAAACACTTTGAGCACGGACAATGTGGCGATTGGCGCTGGGACTATAACCACCACTAACTGGACTATTACAGAATCCGCCGGAAAACTTGTGTTTAGCTACAGCGGTGTAGCCAAGTTCTCGATTGATTCTTCGGGCAACACAATTGCTACCAGCAACGTCACCGCCTACGGAACGCCGTAAGGAGCCACAATGACTTTGCCTACTTCCGGCCCAATTTCAATTAGCGCTATAAATGCACAGTTTGGCCTTGGCAACAACCTGAACGCCTACAAAGGCGTTTTGTGGTGGACAGATGCAAATGCATCCGGCTCGTTCTCAACCGGCGCTATTTCCATGCAGGAGTTCTACGGAAAACGCAACCGTCCTCCTTACTTGGAGTCAAGCATTCTTGTGGTGGGTGGAGGTGGCAGCGCGGGTAATAACGTGGGTGGTGCTGGTGGTGGTGGTGGAGTATCTATTGGTACTGCCAGCGTAGTTGGAGGTTATTCCATTACAGTTGGAGCAGGTGCCGCAACGGTAGCCTATAACAACAATGGCCTTACAGGTGGAACAAGTTCTATATCTGGAACTAGCGTTAGTTTGTCCGCTTCCGGAGGCATGGGGGGGACTTGGTATCTGGCTGGCGCAGACGGTGGTAATTCTGGTTCTGGAAATACTGGGGGCCCATTTTCGGGGTCGAACGGCTCTGGCGATTGGTTTTCTGGGGCTGGCGGCGGCGCTGCTCAAGCGGGCCAAGGTAATGGAAGTACGGGCGGTCGAGGCTATTTGTGGTCAATTAACTCGACGTATTACGGTGGCGGCGGTGGTGGGGGTAATTCCTCTAGTGGACCTAGTTCTGGTGGACTAGGCGGAGGGGGCCAAGGTGGGCGTCGTTTTGAAGCTCCGTATGCAACAAACGGTGTAAATGGGCTAGGTGGCGGTGCTGGCGGTAACTCTACCAACGGTGGTACAAATAGTGGCGGTTCTGGCGTGGTCATCGTCAGTTATCCCGGTACAACTATCTGGGGTACTGGCGGCACAATCACCACCTCTGGAGGCCGCGTGTATCACACGTTTACTTCAAGCGGAACTTTTACTTATACGGCTTAAAATGTATGGACCCCATAACCGCATTTGCTGCTGCACAAGCTGCGGTGCTTGGCATTCAAAAGGCTATCAAGCTAGGCAAGGACATTAACGGCCTTGTTGGTGAGTTTGGTAAGTTTTTTGATGCGCGTGATGCAGTTCAAAAGGCTGCTAACGATGCGGGCAAATCCGGAAAATCAGATACCGGAAGGGCTATGGAAATAGTCATGCAGGCCAACCAACTGCGCGAATCTGAAGAAGAATTAAAGCATCAGTTGGTCTACGGCGGCTACCCAGAAATCTGGGAGATGATGCTCAAAGAGCGCATGAAGATTAAACAAGCCCGAGAGCGGGCTGAGCGGGTTGCAGAAATTGAACGCAAGAAGGTGTCCGCCCAAAGGCTTCTAATGGCACAGGTTGTTGGCGGTGCTATTTGTATCGTTACTATTGGTATTGTCGTGATATTCATCATTAAACAGGCAGTTTCGTGAGCGAGGAGAAGGTTAACCCTAACAGCCTGATCGAGAAAATTCTCGGTTACGTTGACTCTCCGTTCAAGTTGTTTGCCATTTTGTTGATGGCGATCTTCACGTTTGCAGGATATTTTGTCTGGCAGAACCAAGCCTTTCTGATTGGTGCATACAAAGAGCAGAAAAAGCTACCTACGATTGCTGAAGACCGGGTTGAAGACGTAGCTGCGCATTTATTTAAAAACACAGACGCTACGGTTGTAGCTATATTCAAGGTCAACCCAATGTTTGGCACCCGAGTCCTGTACCGGGCCTACACCAAGGAAGGCAGAGACAAGACGCACGAGGGGCTGGATGTGGGTTTGTTTACTCCCAACGCAGCTAATAACCGGGATGTGGTGGCGTTGATGGCAAGCGAAATACCCTGCGGTGCGTACAAAACCGCTCAGTCTGAAATTGGATTGTGGTATATCCAGAAGGGCGTCACGTATGGATGCCGGATTAGTGTGCCCCCAGAGCAGGGCAAATTTATTGGTCAGATCACGGTAGGTTGGAAAGAAGAACCACCGGATGTAGATTCGTACCGGGTTCTCTTGCAAATCGCAGCAACTATGTTATCAAGGAGCAAGCAGTAATGGACTGGCTAAAACAACTCGCACCTACTATCGCCTCGGCGCTTGGCGGACCGTTGGCAGGGATGGCAGTCTCGGCTATATCAAAAGCTGTTGGCGTCGAACCCGATCAAGTGCAGGACATGATCTCCAGCAACAAAATGACGCCTGAGCAAGTTGCCGGGGTGAAGCTGGCGGAGCTTGAACTGCAAAAACAAGCGCAAGAGCTTGGATTAAATTTTGCCAAGCTGGAAGTGGAAGACCGTAAAAGCGCTCGTGAGATGCAGGCTACGACCCGCTCCATCGTGCCCCCCGTGCTGGCTGCAATTGTCACCTTTGGGTTCTTCGGCATCCTTGGCGGGATGCTGTTTGGCAAAGTCAGTACCGCCGATAACACAGTCCTGACCATGATGCTGGGCTCCCTCGGTACCGCATGGACGGGCATTATCGCTTATTACTTTGGTTCTAGCGCTGGTTCGCAAGCCAAGACCGATCTTCTTTCTAAAGCACCTGCAATTAAATGATGAGCCTCGCTAACACTCTTGCCAAACTTAAAATCAACCTTGACTGGGTTGAGCCACTAGAAGAGGTTTTCCGGCGTTACGAGATCAACACCCCGGCGCGGCAGGCTGCGTTTATCGGGCAGTGCGCCCATGAGTCAGGTAACTTCACCAGACTAGAAGAGGGTTTAAATTACTCCGCAGAAGGGCTTATGAAGACTTGGCCGAGTAGGTTCCCGACGATGGAGATTGCCAAACAGTATGCCCGCAACCCGGAGAAGATTGCCAACAAGGTCTACGGCGGGCGCATGGGTAACGGCACCGAAGAGACTGGGGATGGCTGGCTGTATCACGGGCGCGGGCTGATCCAACTGACCGGTAAAGACAACTACATGCTGGCGTCGGACTCGCTGCGGGAGGATTTCATCCACTCGCCTGATCTGATCCTAGCTCCGCGCTGGGCTGCAATGACGGCGGGCTGGTACTGGAATAAGCGCAACCTGAACAAGGAAGCTGATGCCAAAGACTTCATTGGGATGACAAAGAAGATTAACGGTGGGACAATCGGGCTAGACGACCGGATTGCGCACATTCAGCACGCGCAAGAGGCGATGACCGCATAAGGTAAATCATGCCGTTGCAAAAACTACTTTTCAAACCGGGGGTCAACCGTGAATCAACCACGCTTGCCAACGAGGGCACTTGGTTTGAGATGGACAAGGTGCGCTTTCGTTCTGGCTACCCCGAGAAGCTGGGTGGTTGGGTAGCGGATACCGGCGGGTATTACAACAACGGCACATCTCTGGCTCCTACGACCGGGTCTTTTTGGGGCACCTGCCGTGCGCTTTGGAACTGGGTGACGCTCTCTAGCTACAACCTGATGGGTCTTGGCACCCACTTGAAGTATTACATTCAGCAGTCTTCCGGGGGTAACTTCTACGACGTTACTCCAATCCGCGACACCAACGTGATTGCGGCCAACGCCTTCACAACCACCAATGCTTCAACAACGGTCATCATCAACGACCCCGGCTACGGCGCGGGCAACGGCGACTTTGTCACCATCTCAGGAGTGGCGGGTGCTGTAAACGGCATTCCGGCTTCTGCGCTGAACAAAGAATTCCGCGTCACGTATATTGACTCCTCCACCTATAGCATCGTAGTTGCTTCTCCGGCAACATCGTCGGGCACTACAGGCGCGGCCACATTTGCGTATCAGATTTCTATCGGCCAAGAGATTTTTACCACCCTCACAGGCTGGGGCGCTGGTGGCTTTGGCGGCACGATAACGGTTGCAGCAACGACAACCCTGAACGGGGCGCTCAATGACAGCGCAACCACAATTACTGTCGTATCCACTACAGGGTTTACTGCCACGGGCGCTATTGGAATTGGCGGCGAGTACATCACTTACTCAGGTTTAACAGCTACTACATTTACAGGCTGCACCCGAGGCGTAGGTAGTACCGCCGTGGCTCATAACTCTGGGGATGTCGTCAATCAGTACAGCAATGCCACAGGCTGGGGCGTGTCTGCAACTTCTGGTGTGGCTGTGCAGCTTCGGCTTTGGAGTCAGACCAACTACGGCCAAGACCTCGTCATTAACCCACGAGGCGGTGCTTTGTATCTGTGGAAGGTAAATGCCAGCCCCAACACATATGACCGGGCTGTTTTGCTCTCCCCGTCAAGCGCCGCCCCGTACACCACAGACTCAAGCTGCCCCACGATTTCTAACGCAGTAACGGTATCAGACTCGTCGCGGTTTGTCATTTCGTTTGGTTGCAACGACTACGGCTCCGCTACTCTTGACCCCCTGCTGATCCGTTGGTCTGACCAAGAAGACTACGCTACATGGGCACCGGCAGCTACGAATCAGGCGGGCAGCTACCGCTTGTCTACCGGCTCCAGTATCGTTGCCCACCAACAGACCCGGCAGGAGATTCTTGTCTGGACGGACGCAGCGCTGTATTCCATGCAGTACCTTGGCGCTCCGTATGTGTGGGGCTTTCAGATTTTGGGCAGTAACAACTCAATTGCTGGCCCCAACGCCGTCGCCACCGCAGCCAACATCACGTACTGGATGGGGCTGGATAAGTTCTACATGTACTCGGGCCGCGTGGAAACCCTGTACTGCCCGCTGCGTCAGTACATCTTCGGGGACATCAACCTCTTGCAGCAGTATCAGTTCTTTGCCAGCACCAACGAGGCATACAACGAAATCTGGTGGTTCTACTGCTCGGCAAACTCCAACCAGATCGACCGCTACGTCATCTATAACCATTTGGAGAAGATTTGGAGCTACGGTAACTTGGCCCGTACAGCATGGTTGGACAGCCCTCTACGGGATTACCCGGCAGCAACCGGCTATGGCAACCAACTGATCTACCATGAAAACGGTGTGGATGACGGCACCACCAACCCGCCCAGTGCCATTAGTGCGTTCTGCCAGTCTGCCGACTTTGACATTGGGGACGGGCATAACTACGGCTTTGTTTGGCGGATCATTCCTGACCTGACTTTTGACGGCTCGTATGTTAACAACCCAGCGGCGACATTTACCGTTCGGCCCCGTCAGAACCCCGGTGCCAATTACGGCACGGCGGATACGCCAACAGTGACCAGCACGCAGAACTACCAAGGCCAGCGTAACTACGTGGTGCAGCAGTTTACCCAGATCGTTTACACGCGCATCCGTGGCAGGCAGATGGCATTCAAAATTAGCTCTGAAGGCTTGGGCGTGAACTGGCAGCTTGGTGCACCCCGGATTGACATCCGCCCGGACGGCCGGAGATAACCTAAAGTATTACAAATGACTTTGATCGTTACCTCAGAGTTTGAACTTAACCGGGTCGTTGCGCCTCGCCTGCCTACGGCTCCGGCAGTATATGAGGCTCGGTATCAAGATCAGTTTGCCGACGTTCTGCGCCTGTACTTCAACCGCCTCGACAACATTCTGGGGCAGCTAGAGACCAAGACTACTACTGCAACTTTAGTAGCACCTTATGGCGCGTTTTCCAGCGATCAAGACCAGACCGCCACGGCAAACACAGCCACGTTGATGACGTTAAACACCACGGACTTCTCAAATGAAGTATCGATTAGTTCTTCCAAAATCAGAGTTGTAAACGCTGGGATATATAACCTACAGTTCAGCGCACAAGTGCAGTCACTGGACAATGCCCCGCAAGATATATTTATTTGGTTGAGGCAAGGTAGCGGCAGCGGGGCATCTGTGGATATAACAGGGTCTACCGGGAAAATTGGGTTACCTGCCAGAAAAGACCCCGCAGACCCATTCCACAGCATTATTGGTTGGAACTATTTTTTAAATATGGCGGCAGATGACTACGTTGAAATCTACTGGTCAACCACTAGCGCCGATATTTCCATTCAACACTACGCCGCTTCCGGCACGCCAACCAAGCCGTCTACCCAGTCTGTGGTAGCTACGCTTTCATTTGTCTCAGCGCTGCCGCCGTGATACCATCAACTACCCCTTTTTTCGTGAGGCCCCAATGAGCCTACAAGTTCTTGCGCAAGACATGGCTTCCCGTGGCAGGGGGCCAGACACGATGCTGGTTCACATGGCCCCCAAGGAAGTCTACGGACTTCAAGCTCTTGCACGGGCACACGGTGGCTCACTTTCGATTAACCCCCAAACCGGCTTGCCTGAAGCTGGCTTTCTGTCGTCACTACTCCCCACGCTGATTGGCGCGGGTTTGATGTTTGCAACGGGCGGTGCTGCAGCGCCGGGTCTGTTTGGGTTGAGCAACGCGGCTACTATTGGTCTGGGTGTCGGCGGTTTGCAAGCTCTGCGCACGGGTAGCCTCGGTAAAGGTCTGATGGCCGGTCTTGGCGCTTATGGTGGTGCAGGTCTGATGGGGGCTGTGACAGGTGCGGGCGCTGGGGCAGCAAGCGGTATGGCCGGGGCAGAAGCAGCAGGTGCAGGGGCGGCTGAAGCAACGGCGCAGATGGCTCCTTCTGTTGGCAACATAACGCCTAGTGTCTACGACTTTAACGTAGCCCCAAGTGCTAGCGGGCTTGACGTTATGAACAGCCCGTTTATTGCCGAACCCGGAACGATGCTTGCACCGCGCACGGTTCCGTACGAAACTATGAACGCTATGGGGTTGAGCGACGACGTTATTCGTCAAAGCGCAACTGAGTACGGGTCTAACGTAGCCGGTACTGCGCAAGCTCCGTTCTCTGCGGCCACACAAAAAGCGCTGACCAGTCCGGTTTCAACTGGGTTTGGTGAAGTCTTTAAAGACCCGTCCAAGGTCCTTACCAAAGACAATCTGAAGTACGGGCTGGCTGCACTGTCTCCGGTGCTGTTCCAAGAAAAAAAGAGTGCTCAAGCGCCTGTAGATAAAGAACAGTTCCGCTACGCGTTTGACCCCGGTCGGTTAGAAACGCCCACTCAAGTTGGCGGGATTGGTGAGTACACGTACTTCCGTCCCAGCTACACACGTTTAAATCCGACTACAAAGATGGCCGCAGAAGGCGGCACGATGACTTCGGATTACACATACGATCCAAAAACAATGTTGTACTCGCGTGAAAAGACACCGCCCCAACAAGATCGGGCCTCTAGCGGAAACGCTGGCCCCTACACGATGGGCGCTCCGGATGCGGCTGCAAACGGCTTTCAAAATTTAACGCCTGCTGAACAGGCTGCTTTCTTTGCTGAAAATCCAAACATGGCGGCTATTACTCAAGCTGCGCAAAAAGGTTTTGGTTTGACCAGTCTGGGAATGCTACAAGGGCTAGTGAATCCTAATTTTGTTAGCCGACAAGAGTCAATCGCGCAGGGTATAAATCCTGACATAGCAGACCCCAGTATGGAGTCAGCGGGTTTAAATCCCGGAGATACAGGCATATCCGCCGCAACAGAAGCCGCAGGTAGTGGGCCAAGTACGGCGGGGAGTGATTCCCCCGGGGAAAAACGTGGTGGCATTATTCGTCGCGCTGCTGGAGGCATCTCCCATCTAGGCGACTACTCCGATGGTGGCCGACTGCTGCGTGGCCCCGGTGATGGTGTGTCTGATTCCATCCCTGCAACGATTGCTAACAAGCGCCCCGCTCGACTTGCCGATGGTGAGTTCGTTGTTCCGGCTCGTATCGTGTCTGAGTTGGGCAACGGCTCGACTGAGGCTGGCGCACGTAAACTCTACGCCATGATGGACCGCATTCAGAAGAACCGCACCAAGAGCGTTGGCAAAGACAAGGTCGCTGTGAACAGCCGCTCTGAGCAACTGCTTCCGGCATGAAAGATCAAGGCAAACTGGAGTGGTTCGGGGGCAATCAGGACGCCCTGAACATGTATCGTGCGTTTGTTAATCTGGCGCACACATGGGACGACATGGTTGACCGGGACAAGCCCGTGAGCGCCGACGATATCAACCGCGCTTTCTTAACGTGCCTTGTCTATCTTCCGGCTAACCCGTTTTACCGTGCCATTCAAGAGCAGATTTTGCCGATGTGGTTGGTGGTGGTCTCCTCATACGAGACCGCTAATGCGTTTGAGAAGGCCAAAGACCCGCACGGTATTGAGATTGCCCATAGTCTGCGCTATGCAGCGGGTAGTATTGTTGCCTACGCAGTACATGTTTGTCTTGGCGCAGAGAAGGCAAAAGAAGTTTTGCCAGAGGTCTGGAAGGCTATGTTTTATGAGCGGTTTGATGATTACCGCAAGGAGCATCTAAGTGAATCCAATTAAATTTATTCTTGCTGCTCTGCGTTCAGCAGGTGTGTTTGGCCTGCACTTAGACAGCGGTGGTGGTGGCGGCGGTCAATCTGCATCACAAACGCAAGTCTCTGATTTGCCAGAATGGGCCAAGCCGTATGCCAAAGAGACGCTGGGCAAAACGCAAGCTCTGACGGACATTGAAAAAAACCCGTACCAAACTTACAGTAGCGAGCGAATTGCCGGGTTTGATCCCCTGCAGCAGCAGTCGTTCCAAGGCGCGGCGCAAATGCAGCCCTCCGCGCTAGGTGCTCAGGCCGGTCAGTTGGCTGGTGCTGCCACGATGGGCGCTCTGGGTACTAACTACAACCCGTATGAAACTGGTGGGTTTACCAGCCAGACTGCTGGTCAGTACATGAACCCGTACCTTGAGCAGGCGATGGAGCCGCAGCTTCGGGAAGCACAACGCGCATCTCAAATGCAAGGTGTTGCGGATCAAGGACAGGCTGTTCGCTCCGGTGCGTTTGGCGGTTCTCGTCAGGGGATTGTTGAGGCAGAACGTCAGCGCAACCTTGGTCAGCTCCAAGGTGATATCCGGGCCAAAGGATACATGTCTGCGTTTGAGCAGGCGCAGCAAAACTTTGCTCGTGAACAGGCGCTTCGTGAACAGTCACGCCAATATGGCGCTGGTCTGGGATTACAAGGATTGCAAACCGCAATTACTGGCGCGGGTCAG